TATGCCGCCTGTGGCTCGGCGGCTTAGCGTGTCTACCACAGCATCCCGGTCAGATACCCATGCCGGTCGTCGTCGTCTAGCCGTTGCTCGGCTGGCGCTGTGCTTATGCAGTTGTCAAGGTTCGGCGAGGTGGTGAGTGGTGATTGAAGATCGAGACTCTCCTCCCCCTTAACAGGGAGAGTCGAGATCAAGATCATCAACCACTCATCCAAGGGTCATCATACAGCCCAAGGAGCCGGTTGAGCGGTGGACAGTCGGCAAGGCTGCACAATGCTGGGGTAGTGCTGGCTCAAAACCGTTGCAGCGCAGTGGTTATTAGCTGTGGTTATACTGGCGATCACCGTTGCTTATAAATCGCCGACAGATGCTGTGATTGCAGCGGGTCTCGGCGGCTCAACGCAGCCCACGCGCAGGCTCAGGCGGGCGAAAGCGGCACCACGCAGGTGCTCCCCCGCGTACACAGGCGCGTACAGGCACCCCCACGGGGGGAAGCTGCGCCCGGCATACACGATAATAGGGTTAACAAATTTTTGTCAGTTTTCGACAGCCCAAACGGCATCAAACACAGAAGGAAAGCAGTCTTTGATAAGTTCTTTGACACCTAACGCTATCTGTTTATGCTCTTTTTGAGTCCCATTAGCGGTTCTAAGATCAGTATAATGGATCCAAGACCGCAGAGTACCGTTCATATACAGCTTAGTCGGACTAGACAGGGGTAACACTTCACGAGCACATTCTTTAGCGACACCAGCTTCAAGCAGTTTTTGATAGACGTTATGAGCGTAGGTAAGAGAGGCGTGAATTTCAGCTTCAAGGAACAGGTTTCGTTGTTCCATCTCCACACTATTCTGACGGTTCTTGTGGTCTTGCAGTCTTAGTTCAGGCATAACCGGTTCACCGAGCTGAGTAGCGTCAGCATAACGCTGTGAAAACTCTTGGAAGGAAAAGGAGCGGTGTCGAAGGATTTGAGCAGCGATGGAGCGGGTAGTATTAATTTCTACACACATGTTCACCATTTCAAAGGGTGACCAATGTTTATGAGTTATAAGATATTTAATCAGTTTAGCACTGGTCTCAGTGTTATGCTGGTTAGAGGGGTTAGATACTCTAGCCATATAACTTACTAACTCATCACCATTAACGGTGTGGTGTACAAGCTGTACGGAATGGGGGGAGGTGGACATACAGTAGTAAAAGCGTCTTTGATTTAAACGGTGGAGAAGAACAGTAATAAGAACCAGTAATATTGGTCGTCTTGTTTCTGTCAGTAGTAAAGGGGGGAGATTTTACTCTCCCCACTCACAAGGAATCGAGTCCACCCTTCTCTCCTCCTTGTATACAAACGGGGTTAAGCTAAACCCAGTTGGAGACTGAGTTTTTAGAATTACCTCTTGCTGCTCTTCTTTGGTCTAAATTCATACCAAAAGCTAGGTGGTTAACAGCAGATTGGGGGTCATCTAAGAAGGATTCAACCATGTCATTCCAATCTTCTCTTTTCCGTTGTTTAACAACTTCTAAAGCGGAGATAGAGAGTGCGTCTGTAAAGTATTTAACGCCTTGTGCTAGTGCGTCTAATCTATCATCGTGTCTTACTGCTCCTTTTTCCCGACACATACGGGACATTTGATAGAAGAGCATGTAGAGGAGACGTTTTTCGGGAGCTTCGTCTTTATTTGAGTTGTAGTCCCAATCAATGACAGTACGGTCAACAACAAGACGGTGTTGGTTAAGCACAGGCTCCAAAGTGTCAATAATCCGATCTTCTTTACGAACATTAGCTCTTACCTCTTCTACGTCAATAGCTTGTTGGGTTTGTTGAAGGTGTTTTTTAAAGAGTTCAGAAATAATACCATCACCAAAGTTTGTCTCTACGACAAGCTTAGTAACTTTAAACTTCTTACACCCCTTTAGAATGTCAAGTAATGTGTTGTCACTGTATCCGTCTCTGTAAGCACGCATTTCGTGCAAGTACAGGTAACCGTTGCGTTGGGAGATATAAGCTGCTGCCGTTTCATCTGTGCCACGACCCGACGGGTCAACCGAGCAGATTGTTTCGGTGTAAGAATCCCATTCACCTTGGATCTGCATTGGACTGTAGAAATAGTCTCCAGGTAGCCCAACAGTTGGGAGTTCTTTGATAACGTTTCGTGGGTCTGAGCACCAGACAAGGGAGTCAGGAGCAGTGGTAGGGTTAACGCTGGTAACGATAAGGTCAGCCATTTTAAGGGGGAACTTCTCTGCGTCACTAAGGCTCGTATCGAGCATGAACTGAAGCATGAAGTTACTGCGTCCCATTGACGCTTCACGTTCAATAAGATCATCATCACTAAATCGGTCAGGGTCAGTTACGCTCCAAGGTTCAGAACCCATGTCTATGTCCTCTTGGAGTTGTGGAGCGATCAACCCTTCATAGTTAGCGAGTTTACGCGGTACTCTAGCTGGCCACACAAACGGTCTGTAGTTACGTTCAGCCAGCTTACGATAGATTGTAAAGGTGGTCTGAGGGGTACCCAAGTACATAATGCGGGAGTCTTCCTTAGGGGTAAGAATAGATTCAGCTTCAGTACAAAGTTGTAAGAGCTTTTCCCTCATCATTTCTGTCATAGAGTTACCAGGAACTTCTACGTCATCAAGAATCATCAGGTCAGCACGGCTACCCGTAAGCTGACCCGTGATCCCCACTGATTTAACCGACGGAGCCTGAGACGGTGCACATTGTACATCGAAGCTAATCCGGCTCCACCGAGCATCATCATTCTTTGGTCGTAGGTGGGATAACCAAGGTGTCTCAATAATAAGCTTTTGAAGAAAGATTGACATGTTATCGGCTCGTTCTTTTGAAGCCGAAATAATCATTATTTTCTTTTCAGGGTTATTGAAAAGCGTCCACAAAACGAATGCTCCAGTGATCCAGGATTTTCCAACACCACGGAAAGCTTGTATTTGAAGACGTTTAGGTCCATGTTGAAGATAGTCTGCGATGGCATATTGAGCACGGGTAGGTTCAGGCAGGTCTAGCTGCCCCCACAGAGCCTGAAGAAATACTTTAAAATCGCCCTGTAGGGCTTCTAGAACATTGCTCATTGATATTCAGGGTCGTACCCAAGAGGTACTGTGTTTTTAAGAGTGTTTAAAATAGAACCGCCAACCTTTTGGAGACCTTCTCCCAACCGGTTACCAATATCAGTAACAGTTTTGTCAATAGCTCCATCTGTTTGAATGTCGATAGCTTGAATAATGTCAGGTAAAATGCCCATAATACTGCCATACTTGGGAACGGATTTAATCTTTTTTAAAAAACCAAGGTTCCGGTTTAGTGCAGCAATATCATCGCCTAATTCTAAAGTAATTCCAGGTTGCAAACTTGTACGTTGGAATTTGTTATGATACTTTTCAGGGATAACTCTAACACCACCAGTTACATCGTCAATATCAGCGACATAACCAGAAGGTAATTTAGATTCAACCGTATCTTTAAACACCTTAAAATCAGGATCAGAAACACTCATATATTCGCTAGTACCACCAGAGGCAAGTCTTACATCATGCTCAGTAATAGAAGGTTTGCCCCCAGTTGCATACTGATGTAATGTGCTTTGACTTTGCTGCCGTGCTTGTTGTTTTACCTTACGCATATAAGCAGCTTCGCCTTCTGTTTTAGGCTTTTCTTTTACAGCTCTGCGTGTTTGAGCTTCAGAGCTTTTACCTTTATATGACACCCGAACAGGTTCATTTTTACGGTTTCTTGGTTTTAAAGCCGGACCTGAATAACCCGTTTCTTTTCTATAATCAGATAGATTTTTAGTTGGATTATCTGTTAACCATTGTTCAGCGTGCCTAAAAAGTTCTGAACCTTCCATAATTATTTAATATGCGATAGAATCATTTGTTCTCTACCCGGATTGGCACCAAAAGTGGCACGCATCCAAGATAACCAGTTGCTTGTCCCCTTATTTTGATTACATTGTCTACAAGATGGTACAAGGTTTCTTGTAATTGTTTGTCCCCCAAAATAACGAGGGACAACGTGATCCAAAGTAAGTTCATGTAGTTCATAATGTTCTCCACAGTAAACACATTGACAATTGAAGTGCTCTTTAATAGCTCTTCTCCAGAGCCGTTTAGCGTCAGGACTTGTCATGGTTATGAGGTTGTAAATGTAATGATCAGGGGAAGGCAACAGAGGGGTCATGCGTACTTCTTACCCATCCTAGGGCGACGACGGTTTTTAGAGGGTGTTTCAAGCTTACCTTTGTTACGTCCGGTGTGAGATGCGTCTTTACCATCACCATTACCATAAGTACCAAGTTTTCTGTTAAGCTTGTTAGCATTTGTGCGAATCTTAAGACCTTTAGCGGTCTTATTGTATCGTTTTTGCTGTTTTAACCGCCTACGCCGGGCTTTAGGGTTAGATTTGTAGTAATCAGAAGTTTTTTGAGCCATACAATCTCCGTTGAACCATTTCAGGGTCGATTTTAGGCATGACTGTTGCTAGTTTGTCTAGTGGGTTACCATCATAAGCAACACCACTAATGTCATTCTTCGTCAACCAGTCACACGCTGCTTTTAAATCTTGAGTAGTAGCTTCACCCGATTTAATTCGAGCAAGGAACTCTGTAGTGACTAGGTTATGCAGCTCATTGAATTGATCTTCAGTAGCTTTTTTCTTCATTTGTCAAAGACACGATAGGTATAATGTCATGACACAGCACTTCTACACGTGAACCGGGTCTAAAAGTAAACCCGGCTTTCATGATCTCAGTACACTTCAAAGCTCTAACTAACTCATAGTCTAGTCGAAGCTTTTCTTCGTGACGTTTAGCTATCTTTTTACACAGCTCAATCATCCCACCATCCAACGGTACAGAAAAATTAAGTTGTGCGCCGTAGTTATTGCTACGAGTGTAATTATTAGGCAGGACATCATTACCCATATAAAAAGGTGAGAATGTCATTGTCGTTCCATTACATGAGTTACCGTTCGTAAACTGCTGTCTACTGGGAGCACCGTTGTTTTGGAACTGCACTGCTTGATTAGTTACGTTACCCGTAGCAGCTGCGATAGGATTTGCTGTGTTTTGAACTTGTGGCTCATCCGCGAAAACCGGATTTACTGGGAGAAGACAGAGAGCGAGGTAGTAGTAGTAGTGAAATCGATGTCTCTTACGATGTCGGTTGTTTCTACAATCCCTGCTGCTCGTTCCGTGATCTCCAGTTGCCAAGGATCTCCGGCAGTTGTTACGGAGAAAGTAGTTGTAGAGTCGTTTATATCCCCACTTGGGGTTACGTTTGTTCCAGACCATGACTTATAAGCACCACCATACACCTCAGTTGCAATAGTTTCCTGGATGGTGCTGGTGGTAGTAGTAGTAGATTGCATTGACCCCTGGGTGAACTGTGGGGTAACAGTCTGAGCGTTGGCTACTGCGGGTGTAAACAGCAATGCCAGTAGAAATAAACGTTTCATTTAAGTGGTTCCTTTTTGTCATTTTTGTCTATACGAGAAATACCGTAAGACGCTAAAGTTCCGCTAAGCAAAGAAGCTACAAAAGTGGGATCCATCTTTTGCAACATTCCCATATAAGAAGCTGTTAGTACACCGGCACTCCAAACAAGTACAAGTGCTTTCACAATTTCACTAAAGAAGTCGTGGAAAAAATTAGTCCTCTTCTCCATTGTATTGATCAGTAGCTATTTTTTTACGTGTAACAAGTTTTTTAATAATAGGCTTTAAAATGCTAACTGTTCTTTTAAACAATGCAGTAGCTGTTAGGGTGGCTGCAACTGAAACAGTAGCTGTCGTTGTAGCCGTAGCTAGGATTTCGTTACTTGGCAAAGGTACAGAAACATCTGTGTTAGGTATGTCTAAGTAACGAACCTGAGGGATGGGTGGAATACTGGGTGAAACGGGTGGGGGTGGTGTTACTATTTTGGGTGTTGTCGTCTCTTTTTCTGTTGTTGTTGTTGTACCCCGTACTCCCGGAGGAGGCTTAAGGTTGCTAGGAGGCACCACAAGGGGCTTGTAAGAGGGCAAATCTGCCCTTGGCACCTCCAGTACTGGACGGGGTAAAACAGGAGGCTCAGGGAGCCGTATAGACGGCAGTACCGGCGGCTCTCCTAGATCCATTATTTATTGCCGAAAAGACCACGCTCGATAAAATCAACAGCAGCGTCATCAACAGTGTTATCAGATTGTTCAGACAGCTTACGGAGCATATCGACTATGAGGCGCTTTACTTTGTCGCTATTGATAAACGACATAAGAACGGGACGGATAAGTGCAATCATTGTTATTCTCCAGCAAATTTGCGGTAAGGTGTGTTAGGTGTAACCACATAAGCTTCCAATTCAGATGGAAGCGTTGCAGTTTTGAAGTTGACGTGCCAACCGTCCATAGGAGTAGGAGGAGTGATCACGTCGCCAGTGTCTTGGTCATAGACGCCATCGTCGTTATAGATGACGCCAACGTCGTCAACTGCCCAATCGTGGGTGTAGTAGGACCACTGCTGTTCATCGTCAACGACACTCAGGACACCGACAGCAGTAGCAGCTTGTTCCCATACTTCTTGGGAGGGGAAACGAAGGTAAGTAGTGTTCATAGTTTTTAGAGGGTTAGTGCTTGTAGCGTAGCGTCAGGGAGTCGGACGGGGTAGTAGGCAAGGCGGGTAAGATGAGCAGAACTTGCTTGCAAGGCTCCAGCAGCTCCAGTGAACGGTGCAAATTTAAGCTGGGTTATGGTTGCTCCTCCAGTGCTCGTTGTGCTTACGACAGGGAATCCTTGGTAACTTCCACCAACCGATGCGTTAGCTCCGTCGTCGGTATAAAACAATGCTGCTGATGAGTATTCAGACTCGGGTGGATACCCTGAAGTCGCATTATTGCTGTAGCTAAACGAGCCGTTGTAGTAAAACTGAACTCTATTAAGATTGACGAACTGAAAGAGCCTAAGTGTGTTTGTTGTGTCGCCCTGGAAAACAGTTGTATCTTCACCGTCTGGGAATTGACTTTTGTACTTTGCAACAAACGTCCCCTCACTGCTGTTATACCAGCTAGAGAAGTTAGTCCCCGTAATACTTGCCACATCAGCAGCACGTTGAATGGTTGAGCCTGCGGTGGGGATGTAGGAGGTTGGGAAGGATCCTTGTTCTAACTGAAATCCTCCCACTATCATGTTATCTCCAGCATTTGAAATGAGTCCATTTCCATCAGCAACACCAACTAAGAATCCACTAGATCCAGTACCAATTGCGCTAGCTGAACATCTGTACCATCCATTACCAACGTATTCCATTTTTTCACTATTTGCTATCCAGTTACTGTTGGTAATAGTTTGGGTCGAGAGATTAAAATTAACATAAGGTCCTGTTCCATTTCTAATAAAAACAGAAGTTCCTTGCGTTCCCAATCTAGCATAGAATGAATAAGTAAATGTAACTCCAGATGTATTAGTACCAAGAGTAATTCTTTTATCATTACCACCAGACGAAGTAAATTTTCTTGCCGTTTCAAATACACCAGGCAATCCACTAACTGAAGTATTAGTTATACCAGTGTTGCTATTTGTAGGCATAGAAATAGTAATTTCATTTGTCCTACTCTCCTCAATCAACAACCCCAAACTATTCCCATCACTGTCGTGATCAAAACGTGCCTCATTGTCGGCAGCCGTGCGGATAATGCCGCTTTCGTCGGTGTACGTCCCAATGGACCCACGGGTGAAGGTGATGCGTGAGTCCAGGCGCTTGCTGTTAGCAAAATCCAGGTTGAGCGACGGTTCAACAGCTGGATAAAGGTGTCGAATCGTCATAGTGTCAAAGCCTGGAGTTGGGTGTCAGGGAGTCGGACGGGGTAATAGGCAATGCGGGAGATGTGACCAGTAGCCCTACCAACACCAGGGCTAGTGCCGAATGTAAGGTTTGTCTTGCCTCCAGGAAATGCGCCAGTCGTCCCAGGGGTGAACAACGCCCCTTCACTGGCGTAACCAATGTCGTTATCAGCTATCGCACAAGCGTGAATCGCTGTGTAGGGTATAGCGTTGTCAGTAATGTTCCCGAAATTGGTCGCTTGTAGTCCAAGCCCAACCCTAAATATCCAGCGATTAGAGCTGCTGCCATCACTGAAAGACCATATTCCGTTAGAACCAGGCGAGTTACAGTTGAAAAGTTTGACAACAACCGTCCCCTCGCTCTGGTTGTACCAGCTGCTGAAGTTCGTACCAGTCATACTTACCACATCTGCTCCTCGTTGAATGGTTGAGCCTGCGGTGGGGATGTAGGAGGTTGGGAAGGATCCTTGTTCTAACTGAAATCCTCCCACTATCATGTTATCTCCAGCATTTGAAATGAGTC